ATTAGCGCCCCTGCTGCGCATATTATTAGTATTCATTTCAAAATTTGATGTTTATATGAAAATCCGTAACGCTTACTGGTTTTCGCGTAAACCCAGTATAGTGTGCAGATTTTAAACTTCCTACAAGTTTCAAATCTGAACCTTGTAGTTTTTGATCGATGTATTTATTCTCGTTAACTAAGAATAGTTATTTTAGCTCGCTCCTCGCGATATAAGGAACCACCTTTTTTAGGTTGGCATGATCCTATCATTAGATGTTCCATTCATCTTATTGATCCGTGTTAACCTTTAATTTAGTGAACTCACTTAGAACTTTATTATTAAGACTAGTATCACACATTAGTGTGGCTTTTTTATAGTATTGCCGTTCTGGAATCCCCCCGATTTATTGAGTAATTTCGCTTTAACCCCTTGACCTAACAAGAACTTGGAAAGGGATAGAAAAAGAAAGATATTATCGGAACAATTGGTCTAAGAATGACATATTTTAATCCAACGAACCGGAGAAAAATTAGACTTTTATCAAGTATTCACATTTCAGTGTACGTCACCGCGTGCATAGGGTTAGTAGCCTCGCCCGTCATTTGCGTGTCTAAACTTGGTTTAACAATATATTAGAACCTTATTTTAAACAACTCTGTGCTTAGTATCTATATTATAAAACCTTTATAAATGGAAAACGCCTGTCCTTATCAAACATGAATAGTCTCCTTACATGCGGAAATAATGACACAAGCTACTTAACAGGCACTCCACCAATGCTCATTGGAGCATTTTTAATCTTTTATTTGTTCTTTATTACTTATATTTTTGCTCACCTTATTGCAATTCTACGAATTACTTCGACTCTTAATTCCCAATCTGGGAAGGAGGAGCGTATTAAGGCTTGGCAACAAAAACGTATTAATCAACAAAGATCCGCCGCAAGGCGCGCTTTAGCTCATGCTTTTCGAGTTGCAAAACAAGAAGAGAATAAGAAAAAGCGACATAGCAAGAAAAATCAGAAATTGAATAGTCAATCAGGTTTCTTCGATGATGATGAAGAACCTACTTTGAACGAATTCATTACTGAAAGTTATTTTGATTTCAAAGAAACATTTTCCAAACTGACGAATTTAATCGTTACTGTTTTCGGAGCTTCGTTCTTTAAGTATTATTTTAACTTATTTCTTGAAGATTTCCCATACATTCGGAAAGCAAAGCTTTTTACAAGTTTTACGCACATTATTAATGTTGCGTGTACTCTTGGATGGCTTTCGCATATTAATTTCGAATATAATGGAATAGTATTCTTAAAAAGTGATCCACTACGTAAATCGGTTTCAGCATCCGATCTCGTTAGTGCAATCCTTGAATTTACTTCGATTTTTTGCAAGTGTTTTGGAGAATTTACTACTACTTTTTCCTTACGCTCATTTTACGCAGATTCATATGAATCTAAGTATGAAGATGATTTTACTATGTTAACATCTCAACGTTCTTTAATAGAAGTTGGACGTCTAACCGTAGATCCTCATAAATATGATGCAACACTTGATGCCATGATTACCAAAACTTTGGAAAAACTCGACCACTGTAAAGCTGGAGAGAGATCTTATTTTGGCAGTAAATTGAAAGACTTACGAACCTTGAAATCAGCTCGTATTATGAGTCAGAGAGAATGTGTACGAATGAAACCATATGGAATCCTTCTTCATGGAGGCACTTCCGTTGGTAAATCAGCCGTATCTAATGCTTTAGTACAATATATACTTAAAGTTAATAATTTTGCTTCTGACCCAAAGAATATTATCACTTTAAATGAATTTGATAAATTTCAATCTGAATATCGCACCTATCATAGTGGTGTAATTTTCGATGATTTGGCTAATGCCAAGAAAGATACCGTAGAAGGTAATCCTTTAATGAAAATTATTCAATTTATTAATAATGCTCCTATGGCAGCATTAAATCCAAATGTGGAATTAAAAGGAAACGTTATGATTGAACCATCTGTTGTCCTTGGCACTACAAATGTCAAAGAAATCAGTGCTGGTGATTATTCAAACGAACCTTTGTCAATTCTACGCAGATTCAATTGTGTTATTACAATGAGAGTTCGACCGGAATATTGCATTGAGGGAACCAAAATGCTTGATCCGGAAAAACTTAACAAGGCTTTTCCTGGACAAATCTTTCCAGATTATGCCTATTACACTATTGAACGCGCTATTTTGAAGCCTGGTGCTACATGCGATCATACTTCTCAACAAGCAATTAAATTTGTACCACATAAATTCGAAGGAAAAGAATTAGTGGATGTTGATATTAAAACCGCTTTGCGTTTTATGAAGGAACAATCGTTTCAACACTTTCAAGATCAGCGTGATTATGTTAAGAAGTTCAAAGCTAATCAGAATTTAGAACTCGATGAAGATGGTATGCCCATGGAATTCGATTCTCAATACTGTGATGTTCCTGCACTTGAATCAGACTATGATTGGGATGATGATGAAGAATTAGAATCTCAGTTTTTCAGTTTGCCTTCATTTGCACCTATTTATGAATGTGAGGAACAAATTTGCTCTTGGGTAGAAAATAAGATTAGACTTTTCTTTTATTCTCGTTGGGGCAGAATGTTACTCATCGCTTTGAATCGTGATTTGTTACTAGATATTTGGCATAAAACCATTTACATCGCTTGTGTTAGCGTTGTTATGGCTATAATTGCTGAAATCTACAATTACAAAGTCATGTTACCAACTCTTATATTTAGTATTATTTATTCTATTGTTATTGTCGGTTACTTGTATTGGAAACGCAGAAATGATATTTTGCGATTCTCAACTTTGCCTCGACCATCACGTTATATTCGTCGGATGTCACATATTCAGAAAATGAAATTGATATCTACGTTAGGCGGAATGGCCTTTATTAATTTATTGAGGAAAGTTATTAAGAAGTGGAAAACAATTCCCACTAGTCATGGACTACCACCCAAGTTGGAAGTTACAGACGACAAGGAAGTTAAACCTTGGTGGGGATCTGAGACTCGCCGCGAGAAAGAACAGTCATATGTTGTTCCCGTGGACACTCCACATACTACTAAGTGTATGAAGAGTCATGAGTTACTGAATTCTATGAAAAGAAGACAGTATATGTTATACATTGGGGAAGAGGGATCTTCAGCATTTTGTAATGCAGTTCCCATCAGGAGTTCAATTCTTTTGATTCCTAATCATGTAGTACCCAAGAAAACTACTCAAGCTCGACTTCTTAAAGAAGGATCAAATACGAAACATGTATTTATCCAACCTGAAAGTACTTATCGTATTCCTAATACTGATTATGCCTTATGGTATTTACCCGAAATGGGTGATCAGAAGGATATTACGGCTTACTTTCTTAATGAGATGCCTCGTGGCAAGAAGATTTTGTCTACCATGCTCTATAATGACTGTGGCAAGCTCAAGATTTTTAATCCCATGATGTGTACCAGAGATTACAAAATGACATCGAAAGGTGGCAGTTTTGAAGCATTGACGTACTCCTTTCCAGGAGAAACGTTTAATGGTCTCTGTATGGCTACTTTATTGGCTGAAAACAATAAGGGAGCTGTTTGTATTCCAGGCTTTCATTTAGCCGGAAAGGGATCTTTTGGTTGTGCCGGATTTATCACCCGACAACAATTGATTGATGGATGTGCCCAATTAAATTCCATTCCAGGAGTTTTGGCCTCACATAGTGCAGTAGATTTTCCTGAGAAGATTGCGGACGTTAATGTTAAAATTACACCTCCACATGAAAAATTTCTTAGTTATTTACCCACTTATTCTAAGTGTAGGATTTTTGGAGCTCATTCCTTTCCAAGAGCCAAAGCTAAATCCAAGGTTATTATTAGTGATATTTCGGAGATTGTTACAAAAGTTATGAAACTTCCCCGTTTACACGATAAACCCAAAGATATGGCTTCAACTCGACATATTGAAGTAGATATTGCCGATAAAGTGAATACAGCTTATAAATTCAGGGGAGACTCTGTTTTAAAAGCAATTCAGGATTATCAGACAACTATTTCAGAACGCATGACAGACAAGATGTATGCTGCTTTAGGTGTTTTACCTATAGATGCAATTCTTGCTGGCGTTGATGGTGTTCAGGGTATTAATGCTATGGCATTTAATACTTCTGCAGGATTTCCTTTAGTCGGAACCAAAGAGAGATATACAGCTCTGTCGGACCGATATGTTGAAGGAATTTCCTGTCCTCGTGACGTTGATCCACTCATTGTAGAGGAGATGGAACGTATGGAGGAAATACTTGCTCGTGGGGATCGTGTTAACATGGTTTTTAAAGGAGCCTTGAAAGACGAACCCACAAAAATGACTAAAGACAAAGTACGAGTTTTTGCTGGCTGCAATATGGCTGCCACAATGCTTGTACGTAAATATTTCTTGTCAATTTCTGCTTTAATGCAGGTTAACAAAGAATTATTTGAATGTGCAGTTGCAATTAATCCTTGCTCACCCGAGTGGACTAAAATGATGAAACATATTTATAGATTTGGGGAAAGCAGAGTTATTGCTGGAGATTATAAATCGTTTGATAGACGTATGTCTCCGAGATTTATGCTCGCTGCATTCGACATTTTGATCGATCTTGCCAAAGAATCAGGTCAGTATGATGATCGTGATATTATGATTATGAAAGGACTCGCAACTGAGATTTGCAACCCTACTTATGATCATTTTGGCACTTTAGTACAATTTTTTGGATCTAATCCATCTGGCCATCCACTAACTGTTGTTATCAACTCTGTAGTTAATTCGCTTTATATGCGTTATTGCTATTATGAGATTGCACGACAAGATAAGTGGTGGCGCGTCCCAAGGTTTAACAAAGTCGTATCTTTGATGACCTATGGTGATGATAATATTATGTCCGTTAAGGAAGGATTCGATAGTTATAATCACACTCGCATTGCAGAAGTTTTTGATGCTGCGGGTATTACTTATACTATGGCAGACAAAGAAGCTGAGTCTGTTCCTTTTATTAATGGTCGCGATGCTGGATTCCTTAAGCGTGATGCTATTTGGGATGAAGAACTTCAGATCTATCGTGCTGCTTTGGATGAGACATCCATTTCCAAGCAGCTTCATGCTCATTTGACGTCCAAAGTTCTTAC